GTATTATAGCTACAATGCAAAGGTGGTCAGGCTCGGCAGGGTGGTCAACGGGATGATTCGAAGGCTATGCGCACTTTGTTCGCAATGCGTTCAAAGGTCACTTTGAAGATGTGTCCGCTTTGAGAGAGGCGGTCTTCGAACTGAGAAAGCATTTTTTCGATACCTCGGCGAGAGAAATGCATCATGCGGGCGATCTCGCTGATGTATATACCTTCGCGCCGCAATAGATGAACGAGCATGTAACGGGCATCAACCGTTTCGGCCGTGCGACAACACGAAAGGATTTGCTCGGATGTCAATTCCGTTTCATTTGCAACAATATCAAGTATTTTTGCAAAAATCTCGGTTTTACGTATCTCCATATCAAATATTTAGTTTAAATTTGACATACCACTAATGTAAAAAGCCATACGCCCGAATTAAGGAATAGTCCTCAATGCTCGGTGCGTATGGCACACATTAGTGGTATAATGGAGAGGAGCGTTGGGGACTTTTTATGCTCATTCCCCAATCGCATGGGCTTATATTATTACATAGGCGACTTTTCTTTATATCTTTACCAACTCCACAGTACGATTCCGACCTGCACTCCGGCCATAGGCTGAAAACCTTGGGGCGTGTATCCAACGCCTACCCCGGCCGTCACGGCGAATCTGCTGCGTTTTGTAGAAGGTTGGGTAATGGTCCGCACCCGCTCGACCTCCCTGATTATCGGGACAATGGTCGGCGTTATTTCCATTAATCGGTTGCGGCTTACCGAAGCATCGACAATTAACAGTCCGGTAGAATCGGATGAAAAGTCAAAATGATAATCCCGTGTCCGGAGGTAGTCGGCAATGATCGCCCCGGTATCGGCCGGGATTGTCTGCCACACCGTGTCTGCCGGTTCATGCACGGCCACAGGCCACGGCTCCCGGATGGTGACCGTGACAGGCGGCATGGGTTTGAGCTGGACCGATACGCTGTCGCGCACGGTCACCGAGGCCGCTCCCCGGCGGTACCCCCAGCCGAAAAGCAGCGCCCCGGCGACAAGCGCGGCGAGCAGGTACGAAATCAGAGGTTTCATCCCTTGATGAATAAATCCCATCCTGACTGTACGTCGGACATTTTGGCTTCCACGCCATTTTCCACGAACGACATTGCCGCAACTACGGGAACCATCACATCCCGGTTGGTCGCGGTGATTCGGCTATCGGCGGGTACACCCGATCTCTCGGCCACGGTGCGGACGTAGGCGTCCGTGTGGTTCTCGTTACTGGGCGCCCAGCGGCCGATCATCTTCCGGATGGTGTCCAGCCCATAGTTGCGCTGGTAATTGTTCAGCAGTTTGAATGCAGCCCGATACCCGTAGGCCATTGTCGTGAACTGCGCGAAACGACTGTCCTTCGACGGTACAATCTCGCCCTGCCAGGGGTTGCCGCCCTTCGTCTTTTCGATATTCAGCGGGTTGTTGTTTCTTAATCCTCGCGGAGCCATGGCTATTTCGTTTTACGGTCCCACCACGATTTGACGATGATGCCAGCCACCAGTCCCACCCCGGCCGAGATCGTCGAGCAGATGCGGATGCCGTCGGGCAGCAGGTTAAACAGTACGATGCCGGCCACTACGGCGGCGAGCACAATCAATGCGATTTTGGTTGTCTTTTTCATGATCTTGAACTTTTGGAAATGTTTTGTTTACGATTCACAGTTTTCATTCTTGCCGAACGGTGGCTGGCGCTTGTCGCATCCCAGGACTTTGCATTTGAGAATCGACAGCGCAGTATTCGCAGAGGATAGTTTGTCGTTTCGTTTGCGCAGCTCGGAATTCTCCTTGTACAGGGCGTCGATCTTCGCATCCTTCCGGTCGAGCGATTCCTTGAGTTCGTCGCAACGGGCCTTTCGCTCTTCGGCGATCCCGCGCCACTCCTCGACGACGGATTTTTCGTTGTCGATCTGCTTGGCCCGACGATTTTCTTTATAGTAAAGCAAAGACAAGGCTCCGCCGCCAGTCAACAACGCCCCGCCCAAGGAAATGATGATCGTAGTCCAGTCCATCCTATCTCGCAGTTAGGGTAAACACGATGAACACCACCCATCCTACGGCTCCTCCTGCGAGCGTCCATAGAATGTCCTGCATGTCGGCTTTCGGGTCGATCTTGCGCTCCTTGACAACGGCGGCCGTCAAGACGGCGACCATCGACACCAGTAAAGGCTGCCACCGCCACCAGGCGCCCAACGGCACAGCCACGACCAGCGCCGCGGAGGCGATGACCGCCCCGACTGCGAAGTGTTGGTATTTGTCTTTAGCGATGGCGTTGAGCCATCCGACGAGTTTATTGATAAGTCTTTTCATATATTTGTGGTATTTCGAGAGTTCGACCGACAGGTTACTTATCCGGGAATCGCTCCCTGATCTCGGCCTTTTTGGCCAGGTATATGGT